GGGGCACCCGCCGGATTGAGCGTGATCGAAGTTACCCGGGTGAGCGGCTGGCTATACTGCTTCACCATGTAACCCGCAGCGTCCTGCGCCTCAGCCGCATTCTGCACGTTGATTGTGCGCGTCATCGTGCGATCAAAGATGGCAGTCTGCGACGCTGCGTTAGCCGCAAAGAAAGCCTGACCGGTTGAGTTCTGCGTAACCGACACGTCGTTGCCCAGGTGGGTGGTGTCAAAGTCTAGTTGCAGGTCCTCATACGGGTATTCGCCGCTGGCCTCGCCGAACACGAATGCAGGCGTGGGTACGTTGTACCGGTAGTTGCGCCCCTGAAAGGTGATAGTTCCGTCGCGTGCAACGAAGTGGTTGCCATTCTCGGTAACAACGACGTTGTTAAGGCACGTGAACGCATCTGAACCGGCAAGGTCGGTTGCCGGGCCCATCTGAGACGTCAAGCCCGCTGAAATGTTGGTCGGCCCCGTGTATTTTGCATACCGGAGAATTCGCGCGTAACGAGCGGCGGAAGTTTCACCAGCGCAGGCATTGCGCCACGCGCTGTAGAGATTCTGAATCTGCGTAGCCGTCAAGTTGCCGGGAAATTCCGCCGCGAACGAAAGGTCACCCTGAAATTCATTCGTGGTCTCTAGCCCGCCGTTCAGGTACCCGCCGATAGAGTCCCGGAAGATAGCCGGGGTCCAACCACCAGAGCCCAGCGCGGTAAACATGCTTGCGGTAACGCCGTCAACGGAACAGAAAGCCGTCTGCGCCGCATCGTTGTACCCGTATACGACTAGATGCCAATTACCGTCATACGGATTGTAGCCAGCGGGACCCACAGCCGTAGGGCCGTTAGAGATGTTGCCCGTGCCGTTCGGCAGGGAGATTGTGAAGCCGACCCAGTTGGTACCTCCACCTCCGGACACTAGCTGAAGTTGGTAGCTACCCCCGATGCCGTTACCGCGCGAGTCGAACGATCCCCAAAGCGTTTGGGTGACTCCGCCAGCAGGCGCCGAATTGCCGCCGGTATAGCGGAACGACAGCAGCCGTGTCCATGACAGCGGGTTAGCGGGCCCCACAATTCCAGACTCGTCAAGCGAAAGGACGCTAGCACCTTGCCAGCCGGAAACCGTCGCACCGGGGGCAAACGAAGTAACGGACGGGCTAACGCCACCAGCAGTGAATAGCCCGTTAGCCGTCGCGCTGCCAATCGCAGAGCCGAATGTGACCGAGCCTGCCCCGTACTTACCCGACACGACGTTGAGCGCCGGAAACCGGCCGCTAGCCTCAGCAGCCTGCGCGCTGGAATCCGCATCGTCCAGCCGGTACAAAAAACGCGGGTTGAGCGCGTTGATTTCTTCCGTCAGCGGGTCGGAAAGCTGGCCCTGCGACATCAGCGCGAATGCGTCCGTTACCGTGCTGTTGATAGTCCCCCACGTGCCACCTTCCGCCCACTTGGTAGGCCACCGTTCGATAAAGCCAGTGAACAGCGGGTACCACGGGTTAGGCTGCGTCCAAGTGGTTGCCGCCGTGCCGATCTCGACCTGCGCGACGTCAATCTGCACGTTGTTAGCGCCCGAAGCGGCGGACGTCTGCGTGACACCAATGGACATGCCACAGGCGCCCGCTGGGGACGTAGCCGTGTAGCTAAGGAGAGTCCACGTGGCGCCCGACGCAGCCCCTGTGAGGGTCACAGTGGGTCCGCTAGACGCAGTGGAGGGCGAAGCGCCAGCAGCGATATTCGCAGCGCTGTAGAAGCCTATGTAGCCGCCCACATGAGCCGTAACGCCAGCGGTGACACAGCGGATGCGTAGCTGAATCGTGTAAGCAGTGTTGGGCTGAACCGGAACGCTCTCGAAAGTGCAAATGCGAGCGTTGGGGCCCGTGTTGTTGACGAACTGGAAGACGTTCGTTCCGTTGTACGCGTCACCTGGTGCGACAATCTGACCGCCCGTAGCATCGGACGTGCTATGGATCTCGAAACTGGCCGGAATGGTACCGGTGCCGTAGCCTTCACCGCCGGTCGCCTGAACGTACGTCAGAAGGTTCTGAGTGGCCGGATACTGCGCCTGGACCTGGAAAGGCTGGTAAGGCAGCACGTGCCCGCCGAATGGCCCGGTAGTGTTCGTGGGGTCCAGCACTGCGTCAGAGTTGCGCAGCGTGGTTGTCAACTCCCCCGCCTGCGCCGTGTCAAGTTCGTACTGCTTTCCGCGCTTCGAGTCCTGCGAGTTGAGCACGCGAAGCGAGATATCAACGCCGTACGTAGGCATTGCCCCGCCGTTCGCGGAGTACGCCGCACCCCATGCAGTTTGGAGCAGGGGCCATGTCGGAATCGCGTTAGTCATGGTTCCTTCCGAAGGGAAGGATGCGTGACACGTGGCACGCATCCTTCCGACTAGACAGCGGCACTAGGCCAAGTACTGATGTTGCGACCGCCAAGCCTCAAGAGCTCCTGCTGAATCAGGTCCCGCAGGTCATGATCAGCGCGCACAGAGCCCTGGACTTGAAGCGACACGTTGTTCTGAATCACCGTGCCGCCGCCCATTCCCGATGTACCAGTGGACATGCCGCCAAAGTGCCCCGTGAGGGAACCGGCCATGGAGCGGACGGCGCCGACAGCGACATGCGCGTGGTCGGTCACACCCTGCGCGACACCCTTCGAAATCCACTGGCCTACTTCGTTAGCGAACACGCGCGAGGGCGAGCTAATACCAAGGAACGACGTAACGTCGTGCAGCGCGCCACCAGCAGCACTCTTCAGCGCGGAGCCGATTGAACCGGCCATATTGCCGATGCCCTTTAGGATGCCCTTGACGATGTCTTCGCCGATGGACACGAAATCAGAGCCGATGCCCTGTAGGAACGACAGAGCATCATTGAACGCCCCGGAGATGACAGATTTGAACGAGTCGTAAAGGCCCTTTACCTTGTTGTACGCATCTACCGCCGGATTGACAATCGCGGCCTTAATCAGGCCCCAGACATAGCTAGCGGCCTTTTCGATGGCGTGCCAGACAACCAACGCCGCAGCGGCAGTTACCCGCCACGCGGTCAAAAAGATTGCCGTAGTTAGCCGGACTTCGAACCTGATGTAATCCGAGATCGGCCCCCAAATTGCCTTAGCGGCCTTTTCGATGAGTCCCCAGGTTGCCTTAAGGAACCCGAACACCTTGTTCCAAGCGCTTTCGGCGAAGTGGAATACCGCCTGGTGGAAGTGGTTCCACGCAGCCATCATCACCGCTATTGGGAAAGCGAAGATAACCAGCAGCAACGGCCACCACTTGCGGAAGAACCCTGCGATAGCGTCGAACACTGTCACCGATACATGCCACATGGTTTCGAACGCATCAACTACCGGCTTAACGAGATCGTTGTACGCGCCCATTATGATTGCCTTATTGATGTTCCAATAGGTCATCACAATTGAAACGACTTCGCGCCACGCAGTTTTTACAGCCGAAACGACGTCGCCCCACGCTTCGGTAAGCCACTTGACTGTGGCTTTCCACACCGAGCCCAGCCACGCGGAAACCGTCTTCCAATGCGTGACCAGCTCATACAGCGCAACGGCAATGGCCATGAACAGTAGTGGCCAGCCCGCTGCGGCCATAGTGGCAGTGAGTGCGACCATTGCGCCGTCGAAGCCCATAGCCGCTACAGTTCCAGCCGCACCAGCAATGGCGGAAACGCCCCATGCAACGGCCAAGCCGCCCAGAGCAACCGCCATGAGCTTGATAACGCCCGTGTGCGCCGCAAGGTACGCCAGCCCCTTAGAGATGCCACTCATAAGGCTGGTAGCCACCGGGAGCAGCGTCATTCCCGCGCGCGTGCCCAGCGACTCTAGAGCAGCCTGCGCATTCTTAATGTGCTGCTGTAGGGTGTTGGAGTTGCCTGCCACAGCGGCGTCAAACCCCTTAGCACCCTTCGCCAGCTCAGGGTACTTAGACTGAAGCCTGTCATACTGCGATATGAGCACGTCAAGCCCAGTGCCAGCCTTCTTGCCCACAAGCTCAGTCAGGGTTTGCGACATTTCCTTGCCGCCCAAGCCTGCCTTATCCATGCGGGTTTTCAGATCCGTCAGCGCCTTGTTAAGGCCGCCAGACTGCATGTCCTTAGCTAGGGTGTTTGCGTTAATCCCAAGCTTTTTGAGGATGGCCCCCGAGCCTGCGGCGGGAACAGCCAGAGCCTGAACAGCCATGCGTAGATCCGTGGCAGCATTCGCGCCCCGGATATTGTTGTCACCGAATACGGCCAGCGCGGCGCCAACGTCGCTAAGGCTGAGCCCGTAACCCTTGACAACCGCCAGCATGCCCGTACCGAGTGCGTCCGCAAGATCCTGCATCTGCATATCGCCAGAGCCAACGATTGCATTCAGCGCGCCCATGGCCTGGCTGTAGTTCTCAACCCCAGGAATACCCGACGCGATAGCAGCGTCAAGAGCGTTCGTGACGTCTACCAGGTCAGCGTGACCGACCGCCGCACCTTCCGCCGCCACCTTAAGAATGTTCAGCGCTGTGGGCCCTGTAATACCGACTGACGCAAAAGACGACTCAACGTGGTACAGCGCTTCGGCGAGAGAGTCCGGGGCGAAACCCACCTGACCAGCCAGGCTAAGCACGCCGTTTTGCAGCATGCCCATCTGGCTACTCGCTACGCCAGCCTGCGTGTGAATCTGAGTGAAAGCAGACTGGAAAGACGTTGCGAGCTTAAGGGACTCATACGCGGCGCCGATAGCGGCAACACCGATACCCAAAAGGGCACCCTTTGCCACGGCGCCGAGACGACCCATGGAGTTAGAGCCTTCGGCGTCGACTTCCGCTAGACCGGTCTTGACTTCCTTAGTGGTCTCCTTGAGTCCGGTCCAGTCACCCACGAACGAGACGAAAACGGGAGGCAGCGCCATTTACTTTTTCACCGCCTTTGCCCACTCTTCGCGGTACACAACCGCTATCTTTGGCTTAGCCTTGTCAACACCCGGTTGCATGAATGGGTACTTGCCGTTTGCCTGCTTCCGGTAGAGGTTTGTGACCGACTTAGGTCCACCGACACCGACACCACCCATGTAGCGACCAGTGACAATGCGCTTAGGTCGCCGGACGCCGCCAACGGCCCCACGCAGGTCGCCGGTAAGCTTTCCCGCTGGTCCGCTACGCGGGTTGTGTACCGGACGGCTGCCCGAGTCGTACGCAGGCGCAAGCACCCGGCCGTCAACCGAAATGGCGCCACGGCGAGACCAGCGCGGCTTACGGTTCATGAGTGACTTGATAGAGCGCTTCGCAACAGTCTGAGACTTTTTAAGCGCCACCAGCGTTGCCGCTTCGGTGCGCTTGTCCATTACGTCAAGTGCGCTGACAGCGTCCTTAACTCCGGTAACGACGGTGCGCACGCTGAATTGCTCGGCCATGGCCGTTACCCTTCGTGTTGTTTCTTTCGATACTTCTCTACCGTGTCGTCGACAGCTATCAGCCAATCCAGCTTTACGGCGGATTCGTCCTCAAGCTCGGACGGGCGACAGCGCATAAGCGTGCACAGTCGCCACGTCCTGAACTCTTCGTGTGGAATCTCGTCCGGCCCGTACGTGTGTTTTCCGTCCAAAGCCGCTCCCAGCCGCTTTAGACTCCAGTAGGGGAAGCCTTATCCTTCTGCGGACTGAAGTCAGGCATTAGCTGACTGAGATACGGGGTCACGTGCTCTCGAAGCGCGTCAAGGTCCCGAACCGGAACGTCAAGGATGTTTTCGAAGGACACTTCGAACGCGTAACTCCAGCCAGCGACGCAGGCAACCACAAGCCTGTCGTTCAGCTCTTCGAGCGGTTCGAAGGACTCCTTCAGACCAGCGGCAATTACGTCCTGGTCTGCCTTGCTCAGCTTCTTATTGCCCTGTGCCTTGTCCACCGCAGCGGCGAAATCGGCCATGCCCAAAAGCTCGGTCTGAAGCCTCTTAAGGGGGCGCCGGTGTCGCTCGGTAATGTCGGTCACATGGCGAAGGTCAGCGGTCGCGCCGCTGGGAAGATTGACCCGCTTCATGAGTTTAGTAAGTTCCCGTCGCAATAGCGTTGATTAGAGTGGCAGTGATCAGGCCGTAACCGGCGGACGTACCGACGTCGGTCGAGTTGCCGTAAGCCTTGAAGCTCACCGGAATTTCGATGTAATCCTTACCGCGCGTAATGTCCGCAGCGGTTAGGGTCACCTTCGACATCTTGAAGTCCAGCGAAGACGTACCCTGCGCAAAGTTGAATTCGAGGGACGTCTTAGCCGCAGTGAGATACTGAGTAAGGTACGTGTCGTCTTCCATGACAATGGTTGCCTTGCCCTCGACAGAGGTAACGCCGCACCAGTTCGCCACAGGGTTCTGCGTGTTGTTGACCGGCTTAATCGGGGTGACCGTGCGCTTGAGGTTGATCTCAGCGTCGGTAACCTCAGTAGCCAGAGTGCCACCGACCTTTACCGTGCCGGTCCACGCCGGAAGCGTCTCAACCGTGGTGAAACTCGGGGTCATCGAAGTGGTGGTGATAGAACCGAAAGCGTTCGTCTTCGCGGAGTACGTCAGAAGCGCATCCGGGCTGAACTTGAAGTCAAGCCCGTTGTACTGGCCGCCGACATAGGCCCGAGTGCCAGCGGCGTAATAATCCGTGAACGTGGTCGGAATCGGCTGGCCCTGCGTTGCAGTGCTGTTCTGTACCGCGAACTTATGGGAGACAGCCGGGGCCGTGCCAGACTCGGTGACGTCGCCGAAGAAACCGGCCAGCACGTAGCCGATGGAATCAAGGAACACGTCACCATCAAAATCAAACGTGCTGACGATGGTACCTGCCTGCGCGTCGTACGCGTCCACCATCGAGCCGCGCATACCCTTGTCCACTAGCTGAACAACGGAATCCTTCGGCGTGATCTGCGTAACCGGAAGGTACGCGGTCGGCGCAGCCAGGATGTACGGCGTCGCCTTCTCACGCGACAGGCCGAGTAGGCTAAGTGCAGAGCTCTTAGGCATTCTGCGTCATCTCCTTCAGAACCTTCGACGCAAGCGCCGGATTCGCCTCTAGGAACGCCTCAGCGGCCTTCAAATCGGAGTCCGTAGCCTCAGCGGCCGGGGCGGGCTCCGGAGCCGTCACAGGTGCCTCTGCGGGATTCGTGACACGTGTCACGGACCCATCGGCCGGGGCCCACTTGTTTGCGGGCGGAGTGTCCTCGCCCCATTCGTAGACATCGCCCCGATGGGCAAAGATCCCCTTAGTGGGGAAATACTCGGCGCAATCGCCGGTGAATGCGTACTTAGCCATGGTGTCCTTATCGCTGCGCGTAGCAGGAGATTTCTAGTTTGGCGACCGAGTGTCGGCCTGCGTGCTGGTCGTCCCATTCGGATTCGATATCCACGCTGTGGGGCGTAGCTGTGGTTACGTTTCCGCCCATGGTCAAGTCAGCGCGGCAGATAGCGGCTACGAAGTCCGCAAGTAGCTGAGCGCGCGTAAACGTCAGAGCGGCGTTGTCACCACCCCTGTAGACATCTACGTCAACCTTTATAAGGAAGCGCTCACGCAGCCAGCCAGCGCCACCGGAGCCCACAAACGACCCGGGTTCGTACTCAAGCGAGATGTCACCAATGGATACGATGTCGTCGGCCTGATACGGGCCCGGCGCGTCAAGGCAGACGAGCAGTGACAGGCGCGGGTCGGAGCTATCGCTCTTAATCAGGCCGGTGCACTGGTCGAAAAGCCACTGACGCGCGGCGGGCGCATTACTCGGCGGAATGGGTGATACGTCAACAAGCGTGACCATTACGCGAATCCTGGTGCGCGTCGATGCGGCGCCCACAACTCAAGTACGCGCTGCGGAACCGCGAAGCCAGTAGGAACGGGCGGAGAATCCACGCCGTCCAGCGCCGACCCACCAAACCGGGTACGCCCGGAAAGCTGTGTGAGCTGGAACAGGTGGCGCACTATTTCAAGCGTGCCAAGCCGGACGGAAAACGGCAGGTCAGTTGCGCGGCCAGCCGTGTAGACAAGCTTTACGTTCTTCGCCCCGCGTGCCCAGAAAGCAGCCTCGCCACCGAACGTGCGCCGAGTAAGCGCCCCCGTGGTGTAGTCCGCAGTGAAGTTGAACGCGTTCATCTGGAAACCCAACGGCTGTTCCGTGATAACGAACGTCGACAGCCCGTAGTACTCTGTGCAGCTCTGGACGCTGAGTAGCGGAAGCCAGTCGGGAACAATCGTGGTGTTGCCCCCATCGAAAAACTGAGTGTGCTGCTCCGGAGTGAACGGCCCACAGAAATCACGGGCAATCTCCGCCGAAGCGAGAATGAAGCCTTGCAACGCATCATCGTTGCTCGTATCCGTGATCGGGATACGCAGATAGGACTTGACCGAAGGAAGATCAATCAGCTGTTCCAGGCCCGGCGGGCGCACCTGAAACTGAGATTCGCTCACCCAAGACACGGCGTTGCCGTTGGCATTCGTGCCGCTTGCTACGAAGCGGTACAGCCAGATACCGGAGAGCGCCACGGCTTCCACAACGGCCCCGAACGACCCTGAAAAGGTCGGAGATACCGGCGGAGAGGTGACGGCACCGGAAGGGTCCGTAACGGTCACAGCGACGGTTACGGACCCTCCCGAGATAGGTTCCCCGGAGTCGTCTAGCGGTGAAGCGGTGACCCCAACGTCTTGCCCTGTGTAATACAGAAGCTGAGTCACCGCTAAACCCCTTAGAAGGTGGGAGTGACCAGGCCAGCGCCGTTGATAATGGACAGCGAAGCCGGGTAACGGCCAGCCTGGAAAGACGCGTAGTTGTACAGCCGCAGGAAAACAGACATGTTCTGCGCGTAGGTCTGAGTGAAGGCCTCAGCGCGGATGTCCGACTCCCACAGGATCAGGTCAGCAAAACGGCCCACGATCACAGCGTCCTGGTTGGTGCCCGCGCCAAGGTTGGTCGGAATCAGCGCGTCCACATAGACCGGAAGACCCTGCATGGTGCCCACGTAACCCTGCGCAGCGACGCCATCCTGATTCGCGACGCTGTTCATCGGCGAGTTAGCCGCCGGAACCACAAGCGGACGGCCCTGCGTGTCGGACTGAGCAGTCAGCCAGCCCCACCGGCGCGGGTGCATCACGATGGTGTCCGCAGGCATGAACCGGTTCGTGTGGACCTGCTGAATCGCGTTCGCAATCGCAGAGTTGAAACCGGCCGCCGTGGTCAGGGTCAGGGTGACCGCGTTGGTACCCGCCAGACCCATAATGCCAACCGGGGTGCCCGTAGAACCGGTGCCAATCAGGATGCCGCTGTTGAGCTGAACCGCGTACGCCGCAGACAGGTCAGAGAGGACAGCCTCATCGATCGAAATCGGGGACTGCTCCAGAAGCTGAAGCGAAACGGTCTGGCCGCCAGCGATGGTGTACACGCTGGAACTAACCGAAGTGGTCGTGAGATCAGTCTCGGTAATACCGGTGTTCTGACCAGTCATGTTCGCAACGGCGGTACCGGTGTTGATCTTCGGAATGTTGATCGAGTCCGTACCGGCCGGAAGCGGCAGGGTCGGAATCAGGTTCGCAGTGACACGGCCAGCGCGCGCGAACTTAATGAAGTCGTTGACCAGCCACAGGGGCGGAACCATCTCGCCGCCCGCGCCGTTCGCGGTGGTAAGTCCGGCTCGCTGCTCCGCCTGCATGGCGTTGTGCCGCTGAATGCGCTGCGCAGCCTCCCAATCGCCGTTCTTCGAGCGGTAGAGGTCACGGAAGAACGAGTTACCGCCCCGCTTCGCGTAAACCTCAGGCTCGGACAGAACCTGAATCGTCGGCGCATAGCGCTTCATGACCTCAGCGTGCGCGGCGTCGGCCCGAATCTGCTCGTCCAGCTTCACCACCTGCGCGTCGATAGCGCGGATGTCAGCCTCGGTAGCATCAAACCGGGTAACCTCATCCGGAGTGAGCTCACGCTCAGCGGTCCGGGCCTCGTCCACAAGCTTGTTTGCGTCCGCGCGAAGGTTCTCACGCTTAGTGTGCAGCTCAGCGATAGCCGCAGTCTTGTCAGACATGTGTTTTCCTTAAGGGGTGCGTGACGCGTGTCACGCAAAGGTTTAGAGAGACAGCAGCCGCGCACGAAGCGCGTAAAGGGAGATGAGAGACTTCTCTTCGCTGATCTGATCAGCGGTAAGGGCACGCAGTTTGGCACCAGCGGTGAACGGCGAAGCGCCATAGTTCACTGCCGAGACGTCACCCTTGTTGATATCCGCGCCCGTAATACTGCGCTGGGACCAGTCGTCAGACCACGTGTCGTGAGTTGCACGGAAAGCGAAGGACATTTCGTCAATGTCGCCCCGCTCCATTGCGCTCCGCAGGTTCTGAACCTCGGAGTTGCGCGGGTCTAGCTGGGCTTCCACATGAAGGCCGTGCGAGTCTTCCGCAAGCGTCATGGTGCCGCTCTTAGTGCGCGCTAGCGTCATGCCCGCGTGATTGATCTTGAAGGGTACATCAGCACCCTGCGCAAGAGAATCTCGGAACGCGCCCGGCTCCATCGTTTCCCAGAATGGGCCGAACTGGTCGTAAACCTCGTAAGATCGGCTGAACACCGACGCATAACCGGTAAAGGTCAGAAGACCAGAGCCGGAGTCGCGCAGTTCTACACCATCAAACGTATGTGCCCGAGTAATCAGGGCATCGCGGGAACCTGCCCGCTCTGAAAGATCCATTACAATACCGCCCCTAGCGCGTCCTTACTCGGCTGAGACTTGCCAGCCTGCGTGTCTTGCATCGGCTTGACGTTGCTGTTAAGCGGTGCGTCAATCTGGTCTCCGCCATCGATAGGCGGAAGGTTTTCACGTGCGCGAATCTCGTTGGTCGTGAGAATCGCAGCGGCCCGAGCGGCGGAATAGACGGCGTAACGGCCAGCCTCATCCGTGCGAAGCAGCGCGTTTACGTCGAAGCGCGCAACCTGCTGCTTATAGAGGCGCGGGCTGTACAGCATTGCGTCCCAAGCCTCTTCGAAGCGCGCAAGCCAGGAATTCAGGGTGAAGGTAAGGAAGCCCATAGCTTGCTGTTCAATGCCCGTGCCCCACGAAGTAGTTTTGTCGACCTGGCC